ATATGCACAGACGCTTAAAGCCTATGGCTTAGGCAACATGGTAAGCAGTAATCGTAAAGATAACTACAAGAAGTTTGCCGAGTTTATTGCTGCGGATATTTCTGCCGTTGAGTTTAAGGACCGTATTGACCTAGCAGTAACTAGAGTTAAAAACGCTGACCCATTTACTCGCAATACTCTTAAGTCTTTTTACAACATTAACGATACTGATTTAGTTTCTTACTTCTTAAATCCTACAGAAAACCTACCTAAGTTACAGCAGAAGGTAACTGCTGCTGAAATTGGTGGTTCTGCTGTAGCACAAGGCTTAACAACATCACTTACATCAGCGCTATCACTTGCTGAATTTGGTGTTGATAAGACCGAAGCACAGGCTGGATATCGCTACATTGCACAGGCTTTGCCACGTGGTTCTTTCCTTAGTGAAATATCTTCTCAAGGTGGCCCTGCTTATACGCAAGGTTTTGCTGAAGATGTAATACTGCGTAAAAGCGGTAAAGCATTAACACAGCAAGAAAGATTAATTGAAGAAGAGGCTTCTCGCTTTAAGGGTTCTTCTGGTATAGCAGATAGCAAGAGCCTAGCGTCCCAAAATCGCGGCGCATTTTAAATTCCTGACATGGACCTATCGGCCCCATGCAGTGTATTAGACCGATAGTAGGAGCCAGCCAGTTTCCCCGAACTGAACTGTGGCCTGCGAACTAACAACGAATAGAAGGGTGGGTTGCTATGAGCAACAACTACTGGGATGAAGAAGATGACGACCTGGATACAGAAACGGAAGCACCATTGGATGGTAGTGACTTACTTAAAAAGTTACGCAAAGCCAAGCGTGCAGATGAAAAACGTATTAAGGAACTTACTGAGCAACTTGAGACATTCTCCAAGGCGCAGCGTGAGGCGACACTTAAGGAAGTCCTAGAAAAGAAGGGCGTAAATACTAAAGCAGCACGGCTAATCCTAAAAGATATATCCGAAGTTAATGAAGAGTCAATTAATAATTGGCTATCTGACAACGGAGATTTAATTGGGTATCAGCCTAAGTCTAATAATGACGACCTCAATCTTGCGGCATTACGCCAGCAAGATGTTGTGACGCAGCAGGGTATTTCGCCAGATAAAGCAAATGATATGAACGCTCGACTAAATGGTAATTTTGAGAGCGCTGAAGATTTTATTGCTTTTCTTCAATCACAACAATAATATCCGTTCATAGTCAAGGAGACTAAAAAACATGGCAAACGCATATACAGATACCTCGAGCGGTTCGTTCGGTGGTACAGTTGGCGGCGCTGGTCTCGTACAAAAGGCGTATGACCGCCTTCTCGAGTTCGCTCTCCGTTCAGAACCCCTAATTCGTTCTGTCGCAGATAAGCGCCCCGCACGTCAAGCAATTCCAGGCTCAACAGTAGTTCTACAGAAGTACGTTGACCTAGATACAGTAACAGGAACACTAACAGAGACAGTTGACCCAGATGCAGTAGCACTGACAACTCCTACCTCTGTCACAGTAACACTTAATGAGTACGGTAACGCAGTTCTAGTAACTCGCGCATTGGAACTCTTCTCACTTGCAGATGTAGACCCAGCAATTGCTAACATCATTGCATACAACCTAGCCGATTCTATCGACACAGTTGCAATGACAACTCTACGCTCAGGTACAAACAACATCTTTGCAGGCAACGCAACAGCAGTTGGAAACGTAGACGCAGCAGATACACTAGACTCAGCAGACATCCGTCGCGCTGTAGCAAAGTTGCGTGCTAACAAGGCTAAGGGCCGTCGCGGAAATGCATACTGGGTTGGTATCCACCCAGAAGTTTCACACGACCTTCGTGCTGAGACAGGCGACCTAGGATGGCGCTACCCACAGTCACAGTCTGCTTCAGAAGCAAGCAAGATTTGGGCTGGAGAAATCGGTGAGTACGAAGGCGCGTTCTTCGTAGAGTCATCACGTTTATACAATGCTAAGACAGGTGCAGACCAGTCAACACTAGCAACAACAGCAGTAACAGTAGCAGGAACATCAGCAGGATTTACATTCGGCGTTGCTTCATCTGCAGTTATTGCAACACGTGCTGAAGTTGGTGACAAGATTGCAGGAACAGGTATCGCTTCAGGTGCAAAGATTACTGCTATCACTACATCAGGTTCAACAACTACATTTACTGTAGACACAGCAAACACAGCAGCAGTAACAGTTTCAACAACTGTAACTGTAACTCCAGTAACACGTGTATTCAACACAATCGCATGTGGTTCACAGGCAATGGCAGAAGCCGTAGCAGAAGAACCACACGTAGTTATTGGTAACGTAACTGATAAGTTGATGCGTTTCCGCCCAATGGGTTGGTACGGCGTACTTGGCTTCGCAGTCTACCGTGATGAGGCTCTATACCGAATCACATCTGGTTCATCAATCGCTGCTCTCTAGTAGTTAATTGACTGTAGGGCTGGGGCAACCCAGCCTTATGGTGAGTCCACTAAAGGAGGATGAATGTCTAACTGGTTATTTAAAACACCAACAGTTGAAGAAGGTCCTGCTGGCATGCATAGACTGTTTGAGTTTTACAAGTTAGACCGTGGTATATCTATTGTATTAAATACTAATGGACAGTACCAACAGATTCGTTATCCACTTGATTCTGATTTACCTGAGTATCCAGTTGTCTATCGTGGTGGCTATGCCCACACAGTAGATGATGCTACTAAAGCAGCACTTATTGCTGGTGGTGTAGGAGTAACGGAAGCAAACTTTACAGAACTATGAGCCTACATCAAATACAGACACATCCTGAATATGTAGAAGGATGCTTTGGATGCAAGGTTATGACCCTTGAACTAGGTACAGGTGATGCTGACTCTCGTCGTCAAAGGCCACAAAAAGCATTTAATCAAGAACTAAATGCTTACAGTGAGGCTAGAGCACGGGGTATACAACCTGGCGGTACATCAATGCAAAAAATTCGTGAAGCCGAAAAGGCTTCCGAAGTATTAGGTAGACCATATAACTCGAACACAATGCCTGATGCAAATAAAGTAAACAAATCAACCGTAGCAGTAATGAAAGAGATAGGACAAATATAATGCCAATGGTCGGAAATCAAGAGTTCCCATACACACCAGCAGGTAAGAAGGCAGCCAAGAAGGCTGCTAAGAAAATGGTTATGAAGAAGACTGCAAAGAAGATGGCTATGAAGAAGATGGGCAAGAAGAAGTAAATGGCTCCTAAAAAGAAAACGCCAGCAGAAGTTAGAGATATTCAAACACGTATTAAACCACGCAAACTTACAAAGTTTGAAGAGTTGCTAATTAAGTATAAAGGCGACATCACAAAGATTCCTGGTTGGCAGGGTGGACGAGGAACAGAATGAAAAAGAATCTTGGATTTAAAGCAGTCCAAAAAAAGATTGCTAAAAAGTCTAATGTATCTATGGAAGCAGCAGGTGCAATTCTTGCGTCATCTACTCGTAAGGCTAGCGCTGCTGCTAAGAAAAAAAATCCACGTTTAAAGAAGGTTAAAGGATAATGTCAGACCCTAGACTAAAGCGAGCAGGAGTGTCAGGCTTTAACAAGCCTAAGCGCACACCAAATCATCCAACAAAATCACACGTAGTTGTGGCTAAAGAAGGAAACAAGGTCAAAACTATTCGCTTTGGTCAGCAGGGTGTTACTGGTGACAGGCAGCCTACAAAACGTCAAGCATCATTTAAAGCACGTCATGCTAAGAACATCGCCAAGGGCAAAATGTCTGCGGCTTACTGGGCGGATAAAGTCAAATGGTAGCAAAGAAAAAAACTAAATCTAAAGTTAATGCTGCAGGTAATTATACTAAGCCAGGTATGCGTGCTGCATTGTTTAAGAAGATTAAGGCTGGCTCTAAAGGTGGAGACCCTGGTGAATGGTCTGCTCGTAAAGCACAGTTGCTTGCTACTGAATACAAGAAGGCAGGCGGAGGGTACAACTAATGGCCCTTGCTAAATCTCAAAAGTCTCTTAAGAAGTGGACTGCGCAAAAGTGGAAAACTTCTGATGGCAAACCATCTAAGGGCAAAAAAAGATATTTGCCAGCAGCAGCATGGGCTGCATTAAGTCCTGCTGAAAAAGCAGCCACTAATAAGGCAAAGGCTACTGGTAATAAAAAAGGCAAGCAGTTTGTAAAGCAACCAAAGTCAATAGCAAAGAAAGCAGCGAGGTTTAGATAATGGCAACAGGAGTAGCAGGTAGCACATTTGCTGACGAATTAAATCGTCTTGCAAATGGTGGAACATATCCGACACCAGATGCATATCAATCTGAACAAGGTGCAGCAAACAACTATGCTGAGACTAGTGGCTTAGGTATTATTGCTGCTTTAAATATTAAGGCTGACGCAAATCGTCAACCTGATGAATACAAGATGCTTAACGCTATCTGTAATGAATTAGCAGGAACTACTGGGCTATCTGCTATTGTCGCATTGAGGAGCATAGACCTATGACAACAACATTGACACAGATGATTGATGAAGTACTTATCAATCTATCGGGTTACACATACCAGCAAGACCGCTCTACCTATCTTAGAACTGCGGTTAGTACTTTAACCTCACCAAGTACTGCACCTACAATCTTGTCTCTTGGAGACACTAGCAATGTAGGCAAAGGTGTGCTTGAAATTGATGAAGAGTTAATGTGGGTTGATTCATTTGACCGTGTTGGCAATACAGCAACAGTCGCCCCTTATGGGCGAGGCTATCTGGGAACAGATGCTGCCACCCATGCTGCGGATGTAAAGGTTACTATCTCACCTATTTTCCCGCGCTATGTTATTAAGAAGGCTATTAACGATACTATTGAAGCAGTTGGTTCTGCTATCTATGCAGTTAAACAAACATCATTTGTTTACAATGCAGCGGTAACAACTTATGAGTTTCAAGATTTAAATATAGAAAATATTCTTACAATGTCATGGCAGGATATTGGGCCTACAAAAGAATGGATTAGAGTTCGTAGGTGGACCTTTGACCCATTGGCTGATAGTGCAACATGGGGTAGCGGTTCACAAACTGTAACTATTCATGATGTTATTATTCCTGGTAGAACTGTTAAGGCTATGTACGCTACACACCCATTACCTTTTACAAGTAATTCACAAGATTTTTCTACACAGACTGGATTATCAAATACAGTTAAAGATGTAATTATTTTAGGCGCAGCCTACAGACTGTTGTCATACCTTGACCCAGCCCGTGCTGCTCAGTACAGCCCACAGGCTGATGAGATTGACTCTAAGCGTCCGTTTGGTGCATCTAATACAGCAGTGCGTCAAATTTTTGGACTATATCAACAGCGTCTTAATGAAGAAAAGCAAAAGCAATTAACTCAGTACCCAACACGAGTTCACTACAGCCGATAGGAATATAAATGACAACTAGAAATTACTCCTCACGCTCTCAGCAATCTACGCTGACTAGCGCGGTTACTGCTGGTGCAACAACGATTGTTGTTCAGTCTGGGCCTGGGCTTCTTGGTGGTGCAACCATTTCAGGTGGTACAACCTTTACTCTGGTTATTGACCCAGATACAGCGCTCGAAGAAATTGTAGATGCCACGGCGGTATCTACTAACACCTTTACTATTACTCGTGCCATAGATGGTTCCTCTGCCCAAGCCCACTCGGCTGGTGCAGTTGTGCGCCACATGGCTATCGGTCGTGACTACCGTGAGGCTAATGTTCACATTGAGTCCACAACAGGCGTACACGGGGCTACAGGGGCTGTGGTGGGTACTACAGATACCCAGACACTAACCAACAAAACTCTTACAAGCCCTACAATCACTAACCCTAGTATTTCAGGTGCTGGAGTAGATGCAAGCATTGTCTTCGAAGGTGCTACAGCAGATGCCTATGAGACTACCCTTACAGTGGTCGACCCTACACAGGACAACACAATCACAATGCCTAACACAACTGGCACAGTAGTAATTGCTACAGCGGTACAGACTCTTACAAATAAAACTTTAACTAGCCCGACTATCTCAGGCTCACCAGTTATTACTGGTCTGTCTTCTGCAGGTATGTCAGCATCATCTGCTACTCCTAAGGATTATGTAGATAGCATTTTAGGTTCTGCTACAGCAGCATCTACCTCAGCAGCAAGTGCTGCTACTAGTGCTGCATCTGCTGCTACATCTGCGGGTAGTTCAGAGACATCTGCAATAGCATCTGCTTCTTCTGCTACAGCCTCAGCAAGTTCAGCCACAGCAGCAGCAACTTCTGCTACATCGGCTGCAGCCTCTGCTACAGCAGCAGCCACTAGCGCGACTAGCGCAGAAACAAGTGCAACTGCTGCGGCAACATCGGCAACATCTGCTGCTACAAGCGCTACAAGTGCGGCAGCCAGTGCAACTACAGCAGCCGCTTCCGTAGCAACAATTGCAGGATATGCAACCACAGCATCTAACTCTGCAAGTGCAGCAGCCACAAGTGCTACATCTGCTAGTGCATCAGCAACGGCTGCAGCCACATCTGCATCTAGCGCTGCAGCAAGTGCAGCAAGTATTGTGGGAGATGCTGCAGCAGCAGCGACTAGTGCAGCATCTGCATCTACAAGTGCAGCAAGTGCCTTGACATCCGCAACTTCGGCTTCTACATCAGAAACTAATGCAGCAACTAGTGCAAGTTCTTCTTTAACATCTGCTAACAGTGCAAGCACTTCGGCATCATCAGCATTAACTTCTGCTAACAGCGCAAGTACATCCGCTACGGCAGCAGCCACTAGTGCATCTTCTGCATCTACTAGTGCAAGTTCTGCCCTGACATCGGCTAATAGCGCAGCAACATCTTACGATGAGTTTGATGATAGATACTTAGGTTCTAAAACATCTGACCCTACGGTAGACAATGACGGTGGCGCTCTTCTTACTGGAGCGCTTTACTTTAACTCAGCCATTAATGCTATGAAGGTATACAACGGTTCCTCTTGGGACCTGGTAGCACCTGACACATCTAACTTTATTGACAAAACAATTCTTACCGCTAAGGGTTCTTTAATTTCCGCAAGCGGAGCATCTACACCTTTAGCGTTAACAGTAGCCTCAACTAATGGCTATGTTTTATCAGTTAACTCAGCAACAGCAACAGGGCTTGAATGGACTCTTCCTAATCCTGGAGACATTACTGGCGTAACCGCTGGAACTGGTCTAACAGGTGGTGGCACCTCAGGTGCAGTTACGGTGGCTATTGACACATCATCTATTTATGTGGTCCCATCTCAGTCGGGACAGTCAGGTAAATACCTAACAACTGATGGAACAACATCATCTTGGGGAACGGTTGCTGGATATAATGCACCAACACTAGGTACAACAGTAGTAACATCTGGTGTTACTATTACAACAATTTCAGGATTAACCGACATCG